GTTCCTGTCGTCCTTGAACCGCTCTGGATAGTCGCAGAGATTGCGAGGCTCGGACTGTGCGTAGGCCTGGAAGAGCTGAGGCTCGCGTCGCGCCCACATCTTTTTGGCGAAGTCTTTGAAGAGTTCCATTTCGGCTTCGTCATAGTTGAATGGGGCTCCCAGCTGGCGTCGAAGCGCGGCATAAATGTTCTGCAAGATGCGCTTGTCGAACTGGATCACGGTCTAGTCTGTGTTGCGGACAGGGCGGACGTGGCTCACTGGACTGGACGCGGGGTCGACTGGCACGTAGGTGTCCTCCTTTGGACTGAAGTGCACACTTTCTCGGTACCTGTTGCACAGACGCTCAAGGGCGCTGAGTTGAGACCGGTTCAGCTCTGTATCAGTCGTCCGGGGGTTGAGAACGATGCTGCCAGGCTTGTGCCGGGCACTGACGAGATAGTTGCCGACGGGCACACCTACGAGGTTGGTCGAAAAGTTTTTAAGCTTCTCTGGGATGAAGTCGCTAAGACGGGCATAAGGTTTGAGGTAATCTGGGATCCACGTGAGAGTTCGCAGACCGCCAGTTCCATAGCAGTAGCCGTCTTTGAGACGTTCAAGCCTTATCATAGATGCGCCGAGGATGGACTCAAAGAATCCGCTGAGGCCGATTGGCTCAATCTACCGCGCCAGGTCGAATCGGTTGCCGCCGTAGCTTGCAATAGCTGTCGCAAACTGGGTCCCTTGGCCGAACAACTTGCTCACCCATCCAGGCAGATAGCTGAGGAAGACACATCTGGCGAAGTAGATGCCGGTGATTCCTGTGATCGGGAGCAGCCATATGGTCACCGCCCAGACTATGCAAGCCGACCGGTCGACCCGTGGTAGCTCGAAAGGGGCGCAGCCCAGGGTCAAGAGGCCGAGGGGCACAGTGCTGGTGGAAGACTCAATGTACGCTTCGATGAAAGCGGTGAGCAGCGTAAGCCATCCTGACTTGAACCAGGCGCTGGATCTTGAGTTAGCTCTGTACCGTAGCGTCGAGAGAATCGGGATGACGGCTTCGAGTCCTGTGATGGCGTGAGGTTCGTCGTACGATAGCATTGTTGCTCTGGCTCTCAACTCTCGGACCAGGGGGGCCGCCGTCGGGTCATCGATTTGATCGACCTCGAGTTTAGCCCAGTAAGTTCCAGGGTTCGCAGTAGGTCGGCTCAGGTTGAGGCTCTCGACAAGCTCGATGTCAAAGTCGCGGGCAGCACAGCGATGTAGCTCGAAGTGGCGGTAACCATTGCAGAAGTGCTTGATGGCGCCAGGAGTCTTGAGCCTCACATTCGGGTGTCGGTAGGGTGCCAGTTGTCCACAGGGATTTGAGACGATTCCCTCTGTGGAAATGACTTCATCGACAGACATGATGCTGTGTGAGGCTGGGGTGGGCTCATAGGTGCTGTAGTAGACCATGATTTCAGCTTAGGGCCTGAGTCGCTGAAACTGCGCTCGAGATAACTCGTCGGTGAGATAGTACACGGAGTCGACAGAGAGGACTAGCTCGTAGGCTTGTGGATGTTGGAGCTCGTCCCACCTGGCCTCATGCACCTGTAGATCCAAGCCGGCAAGGTCTGCCATGAATTGGGCTAGC